CTGCTCGGGCTGACGAAGGCCGCACACGACTTCGACCCTGCCCGTGGTGGCGCCTTCGGCTCCTACGCTTGGTGGCGTATCAAGGGCGAGATTCGCGACTACCTCCGGTCGGAGGATCACCTCACCCGATCTGAGCGCCGCAAGGTGCAGGCTGGGTTGATGGAAGACCCCGGCATGCCCGGTTGGCTTGACATGCAGAAGTACGCGGAGTGCGCGGCTGACCCGGCGGACGAGTACGCAGCGCTTTGCGACGCGGACGCGATCCAGGCCACGGTCATCAACCTTCCGCCGCGCGAGTTCTATTCGGTGTGGCAGCACGACATTGAGGGCGAGACGTTGGCCCATATTGGGAGCGTGCTTGATGTGTCGGAGTCGCGTGTGTCGCAGCTTCGTAAGGCTGGGCATGATCGTTTGCGTGTGATGCTGGCGCCGGCCGTGATGGATGCGGCATGAACAGGCCGTGCGATATGAGGTTCCCCGGACACGAGGAAGACGGCTTCCGTACGGACATTGAGGCGCACCTAGCGCGCGTAAGTGAATGGGCTACGATTGTCGTACCCGATGATTCGTTTGTCCGTGGCGCATTCGCCGCGACTGCCCTCAATCCGGGTAACTCGCACGCCGACGAACTGCCTGCGCTGTGGTTGCACTATGGCAACTGAAGTCCTCTGGCGTTGCCACGCATGCGGCAAGTGGTCGCACGCCAAGCGCAGGCCGAGCATGCACGAGCGATACATCAAGCTCGACAAGCCCGAGCCGACCACGCTCTACGTCGCGGAAGTCATCCCTGCTGACTCATGGGCAGGCTCAGAGTTCTCCGACGGTTGGGAACGCCCCGGTGCGTACCGTGTTCAGTGTGGCCCCTTTGAGGAATGGCACGCCACTAAAGCGTGAGCCTGTCCAGCGCGAGCGCACGCCAGTCCGGCAACGTGTCGAACATCGGCCACGCCCTGCGCTCAGGGAACGCACGCACACAATCCGTACTGCCCCGCCCAAGATCAAGGATCACAGGGAACATCACCGACGCCGGGTTCAGTGAATGGTCAACACCCGCAAGGTGGCCGAACTCATGCTCAAGCAAGCGGCAACGCTGACGCACCGGACGAGCAGACCACAAGTCCCACGCCACAAACACACGGCACGACCCATCCACGGACGCACCCGCACCCGCTGACGCCTCGCCCGTCCACGCCACGATCTGCTCATCCGTAGCAGACACCACGCTCACGCGACCATGGCAAGGCGACAACGGCCAATGCGCGTCCGCCACCGCCACCGCACGATCAAACCACGACGAATGTGAAGGCGCAGCCTCAGCCGGCGACGCGACACACACCGTCAGACACACCACCACGGTAGCGACCCTCAACATGGGCACCACCGTACGCACGCCTTGCACGAAACGCAACACAGACGTGACCGATGACACACCCCGACCACCCCGAGAAGTGTGACGGGGGGGGGATCAGACATCACACAAGGGTGGTGAGTTCACCCGCCAAGTCTGCACGAAAACGCTTCACTTTTGAGCGCAACCCACCGGTTGCGTGTTGGAAATACCTTTATGGCGACAGGGTTTAGGGTTTCCCCTGGCCGCACCTCGTTCGGGTGCTGTCGGGTATTCGCCTGCCCAAAGCCACACACAGACAGGCCCGCAGAGGGGTCTAGCAGGCCCGTGGAGGCGATGCGAGGTGCCTACCGACCCAACCACCGCCCCGAGCGACCTGGACCGCACAGCGAAGGCTTTATATTACAAGCTCCGCAAGTACCTCCGGGAGTTCGGCCGCTGGCACGACTCAGACAGGGAGATGCTAGCTCAGGCGTGTAGGTGGTCACAACGCGCTCGACTTGCACGTGCCGGCATGGTGGACGAGGACGGTCGGCCAACCCTGGTGGAGCGCGGGTACAAAGGGCAGCTTGTCCAACACCCGAACCTGAAGACCGCGGACGGGGCTGAGAAGTCCTACGTGGACGCGCTCAAGGAGCTTGGCTTCACACCGTCGGCTAGGTCCCGTCTCGGGATCGACGCGACCACAGCATCAAGCGAGGACGGGGACGACCTCGGGGGCCTGCTCTAGTTGCTTCTGAGCGTGTAGATCGTCTGTCGCGTCACGCCCGAGAGGCGCGCGAGTTCGGCAACGGGAATATCCGTGCTGCGACGTGACCTCAAAAGGCGCGTGATGTCCGCAATGGCCTCGGCGCGTGCGGACTCGGCGTCTACCTTACGACGCGCCGCATCGGCGAGTTCGGCCCGTATGTCCGCCATCTAACCGTTGGCGTTGATGTCAAAGCAGATGGCCTTGAGCTTCGCGGCTTCGTATCCGTCCTCGCCGAACTCGTCGCGCATAGCGCGGTTTGCGGCGCGGTACTCATCGGGCGTGATCTTGCCCTTGCGCAGCGCTGCAATGTTGTCGTAGTAGCGGCGGGCGGGAGTTGCGGTGGCGTCCATGTGTCTAGTTATAGACACCCTCCGCGCACCTGTCAAGCGCTAGACACAAAGAAAGTTGGAGGGCGCGTGAAGCCAAGGGTTATCTCGGTCTGCTCGGGTGTTGGCGGGTTTGACCAAGGCATGGACGCAGCGGGCTTCCAAACCGTCGCGTTCTGCGAGGCGGACCCGTGGCGACGGAAGGTGCTCGCGCATCACTGGCCCGGTGTTCCGATCTTCCCCGACCTCACGACGCTTGACCCTGCCGACCTTCCTGAAGCTGACGTGCTTATTGGCGGGACACCCTGCCAAGACCTCAGTCACGCCGGCAAACGCGCGGGGCTCGACGGGGCACGCTCGGGCCTGTTCTTCGACTACATACGGGTGCGCCATGCACGAAGCATCGAATGGTGCATATGGGAGAACGTCGCAGGCGCTCTATCCAGCAACAAAGGCTTGGACTTCGCACTCATCTTGGGTGCCTTCGTGGGCGCAACCGTCGATGTTCCCGCCGGGGGGTGGGCAAGCGCAGGTGTGGTCACCGGTCCGTGGGGCGGTGCCGTCTGGCGACTTCTCGACGCTCAACACTTCGGAGTGCCCCAACGCCGCCGTCGAGTCTTCGTTGTCGCACATCTTGGAGGCGAATGCCCACCCGAGATTCTTCTTGAGTTCGCGGGCGGCGGCGGGCATCCTGCGCCGCGCAGCGAAGCGCGGTCGGGTGTTGCCGGTTCGGTTGCGGATGGCGCTCGAAACGCTCGCACACTCACCAGGGGGGCGAATCGACGCTGAGGGCGAAGACTTCGTCATAGAGCCCCGGATCGTCGGAACCCTCGATAAACAGCGGGGGGGGGTAGACGACAACTCGGCGCAGGCGGGTCACATCATCGTGACGTGATATCGACCCTCCAAGGCGGTGGGAAACGTGGATACCGAATCGACGCCGAAGGCGCAGCCGGCGGACACCTCATCGTCAGCCCCCCAGATGTTCGCGGAGAACCAGAGGGGTGAGCTCGTGGAATCTCCTATCTCAGGGTCGCTCACAAAGGGCGGGGGCAAGCCCGGGCAGGGCTACGCAGCGGTGAGGATCGGGCACGGAGTGCGGCGACTGACGCCCACGGAGTGCGAACGCCTCATGGGCTGGCCCGACGACTGGACCGTCATCGAGGAACCCCGCGACGGCAAGCACCCGCCCGACGGGCCGCGCTACGCCGCATGTGGTGACGGAGTGGTCAAGCCGGTAGCGGAATGGATCGGGCGCCGCCTGATTCAGCACCTCCAAGGGGGCACGGATGCAAGCGACACGCCCCAAGAGGACACGTAGCGGCAAGCTCGCGTGGTGCTACGAAGACTGCGTCTGGTTCATTCAGCAGTTCGACCTACCCGAAGGCGGCCCCGTACTCCTAGAGGGATACGCCAAACTCATCCTCCGGACCATCTTCCGGACCGGGCTAGTCGAACTCCTCACGTTGCTCCCCAAGGGCAACGGCAAGACGACCATCATGGCGGGCCTCTCGGTCTTCCACCTCCTCACCGTCCCGTCACCGCAGGTGTTCATTGCGGCCGCGGACCTCGAGCAGGCGACCGAAATGTTCCGATTCGCGCAGCACTTCTGCGAGTCGAAGCCCTCCATTCGGCGCATGGTCAACATCGCCGAATCCATGCGGGTCATCACCCTGCGTCCCGACCCCAAAACGGGGCGGCGCACCGGCAAGATTCGCGTCCTCGCCTCCGACAAGTCACGCGGCAAGGGCAAGAAGCACTCTTACTCGCCGACGCTCGCCCTCATTGACGAGCTACACGCCCACGAGAACACAAGCATTTACGTGGCGCTCCGGTCCGCCGTGTTCAAGGGCAAGCGGCCCGAAATCGGCCTTGAGTCCGGAATCTGCGCCGTCATCTCCACCGCCGGCCACAACATCAACGGTGTGCTTGGACAGCTACGCGCACAGTTCCTAGCCGTAGAGCAAAAGGGCGGCACCATCCAACACGCCCTCGTCATCAACGGCGAAGGGAACCCCGAGCAAGGGGACGGCCGCCTCACCATCGCGACCACGGCGACCGGCCGCAACGTCATGTTGCAATGGGCGCTCCGCGACGGCACCGAAGGACTCGGGCCAGCAGACGACCCCGACGACATGAGGGTGGTCAAACTCGCCAACCCCGCGAGCTTCGTCACCCCCGACAGTCTCCGCGACGCCCGCGAAGCGCCCGGCATCACCACATGGGACTTCCTCCGCTGGCGATGCAACGTCTGGACGCTCGCCTTCCGGTCATGGATCCCCGGCGGGTCCTGGCAGAAGATGTACGACGACACCGTACCCGTGGTCGAACATCGCACCTGGGAAGGCGCCACGCGCGACGAAATCCGCGAGTGCATCGCCGCCATGGGGGGACTCGGCGACGAGGTGTACGCAGCGGTCGATATGGCCCGCTACCGGGACTGCGCGGCCGTCGGCCTTGTCTTCCCAAGGGGTGACCTCAATCCGATCGTACGCGCCCTCATTTGGCGCTCCGGTGGAACCGACCAACCCATTGAGTACACGCCCGTCATGGACGCCCTGCGCGACCTCAACAGCGGGTACCGGCTCATGGCCGTCGGGTGGGACCCCAAGTACTTCGATCAGGCAGCCGAAACCCTCACGGGCGAAGGGCTGGCGATGGTGCAGTTCCCGCAGTCACCGGAGCGCATGTGCCCCGCCGCGGGCGACGCCCGAACCGAAATCATCGAGGCCGCATGGGCGCACGACGGGGACCCGATCCTCCGCGCTCATGTCGAAGCGGCTTCGGCGATCGACGTTGGCCCTGGCGCGTTCCGTGTCGGCAAAGCGGAGGAGTCCGGGCCGCCGATCGACGCTTGCGTTGCCCTTCTGATGGCGCGCGCGCTGTCTATCACCCCGGCGCCGAAGCCGGGCGCGGCGTTTTGGTAGCCACATACATCTAGGGAAGCGTCGACATGGCACTACCGGAGCCGTACTACGAGGCGGGGGGTGTCACGATCTACCACGGCGACTGCCGGGAGATTCTGCCGCACGTCACCGCCGACGTGTTGGTGAGCGACCCGCCCTACGGAATGGCCTTCAAGTCCGGTCGTGGCGGCGCGTTCGGTGCAAGCGCCATCGCTAACGACGGCGACACCGTGGCCCGTGACCGCGCGCTTGAACGCGGCACCTCCGTCCTGCGACACCTAGCGATAGCCGGGACGGTTGGTCGCGAGGCAGACGGCGGCCGTCTTCACCCGACCGAGAAGCCGGTAACGCTCATGCGGGAGCTAATCGGTAAGTGCCCGCCTGGGGTGATCGTTGACCCATTCATGGGCTCGGGATCGACACTGCGAGCGGCGAAGGATCTAGGTCGGCCCGCCATCGGGATTGAGCTAGATGAACGCTACTGCGAGGTAGCGGCAAGACGGCTCGGCCAAGAGGTCATGGACTTTTCTGGGGGTTCGGTATGAAACTGTCAAAGCGCAAGCGCAAAGTCAGCGTGAAGATTGCGGACGGGCCGACCCTTGAGGGGATCCTCATGGGTCGCTCGCGCGGGCACTACGTGCTTCACACGACGCGGATCTTCCAGGACGCGGAAACGTCCTACCCCGCGGGTGAGTGCCTGATTCCGGTCGGGCGAGTCCTGTTCTATCAAGTGCTGGACGCATGATTATCCGCACGCCCGGCGGCGGAACCGTTCAGATCCGCTCGCAGATGTTCGGGGGCACCGACGTAATCCCGATGCCCTCGCAGGAAACAGGCAGCTTCAGCAACTCTGGCCGACGCGTGTCCGCCGCTAGCTCCGTCGGACTGCCGGCAATGCTCCGCGCGATCACCGTCAAGGCCGAAATCCTCGGGGTCCTGCCGCTACTCGTCTACCAGAACGTAGAAGACGAACGCCTGCGAGCCCGCGAAACGTCACAGTGGCGGCTACTCCACGACAAGCCGAACGACATTCAGACACCGTACGCGTTCAAGCGTGTGGTTGCGGCCCACCGGATCGCGCACGGCAACGCCTACATTATGAAGGCGAAGCACCCGAAGACCGGTGAAGTTCTCGCGCTCTACATTCTTCACCCGTCGCGCGTCACGCCGAAGTGCGTAGACGGCGTCATGGAGTACAAGGTCCGGCAGGGCACAGAGCCCGCAGTCACCCTCTACCGGGACAGCATTCTGCACATTCCCGGGATGCTTCTGGACGACCCCTACATCGGGGTTTCGCCCATCCTCGTGGCCGCTAACGCGGTCGGGGCGGCGCTCGCGGGGGAGGAGTACGCCGGCCGGTTCTACTCCAATGACGCAACCCCCGGTGGCGTGATCGAAATGCCGTTCGGGGCGGACACGCAGGTAGCCCGCGACACCAAAGAGGTTTGGGACGACGGGCACCGCGGCTCCAAGAACGCGCACAAGACCGGTGTTCTGTTCGGTGGCGCCACCTACAAGCAGATTGGGCTAGACGCTCAGGCCGCGCAGATCGTTGAATCGCAGCGGTGGAACGTTGACCAGACCGCACGAGTCATTGGGCTTCCCGCCTGGATCCTCGGCGGAACAGACCTCAACCCGCGCGCCACGCCCGAGCAGAGGTCGGAAGACCTCGTGCGGTACTCAATCCTTCCCGAGACGGTCGGGTTTGAGCAGGCGATCGTGGCCGATGACGACCTGTTCCCGGACAAGTCCCTCGGGGCTGAGTTCCTAGTCGAAGGCTTGATGCGCGCCGAGCTTGCAGCCCGGTACGCGGCCTACCTTCAGGCGCGGCAGGCGGGGTGGCTAAGCGTCAATGACATTCGCCGCAAGGAAAACGAGCCCGGCATCGGGCCGGCAGGCGACGAGTACCAGTCCACGCCCGTTGGCGGGGCGCCAAACCTACAACCGGGCGCGAACCCTGACGCGGTTGAGCCATCGGAGACTGACGCATGAAAATGATTGAGCGCCGATCCGGCATCATCGCCCCCCTCGAGAACGTTGAGGTGCGCGACAGTGGCGCCGGGGACGGGTCGTACACCATCCGCGGGCACGCAGCCGTGTTCAACCGCCTGTCGCTCGACCTCGGCGGCTTCCGCGAGAAGATCGACCCGGGCGCTTTCAAGAACGTGCTCGACCGCAACCCGTCCGTGCTCGCCGACTGGGATCACGACACCCGATGGATTCTCGGCAACACCGCCAACGGCACCCTTGAACTCCGCGAGACGCCGCAGGGCCTCCACTACTGGTGCCGCGTCGCGCCGACCTCCTACGCCGCGGACCTCCGCGTGCTCATGGAGCGCGGAGACATCACCGGGGCGTCGTTCATGTTCACCATCGAGCGCGAACGGTGGGAGATTGTTGAGAACGCCGACGGCACCGAAACAGTTACCGCCACCATTGAGGAAATCGGCGAACTGTACGACGTGACCGTTGCCGGGCGGGGCGCATACCCGCAGGCAGACTCGTCCCTAGCGATGCTCCGCGCATCCCGCTTTGAGGACGCCAAAACTTCAGGTCGCATCCCCGGATGGGCCGAAGGTAGGGACGGAGCGCCGGCAACGGGCTCCGAGGGTGACGCACCTTCAGAGGTGGTCACCAATCCGACTGACGCCATCGCCCACGCCTCACGGGTGGAACAAGCGAAGCGTCGTCGCGCTGGGGCACGCACGCCCTAGCAGCAGTCAAAAGGAGGTCTTCCACGTGAAGACCCTTGCACAGCTTCGCGCGGCCATCGTCGCCGCAACGGAGCGATGGGACGCCGCACTCACGGCGTTTGAGGCCGCGACCGACGAGACTCACGCGGAGCGATCCGCCGAGCTTACGGCCGCCGAGACGGCACACGCCGACGCCCTCAAGGCGTTCGACCAGCGGACCGCGCTCGAGGCTGCGAAGGCCTCGCTTCCGGCCGCCATTGAGGAGCCCGCCGAGCGCACCGCGCCCGCCGGAAGCCTCCGAGTCACTGAGACGGAACTCACCTACGAGAAGCCCCGTCACCGCGACGCGCCCACGTTCTTCCGGGACATGGCCCACGCCGAGCACCACGGCGACACCGCCGCCCGTGAGCGCCTTGAGCGGCACGGCCGGCAGATGGTCGACCAGCACAACCCCCGGGTCGGGGCGCGTGCGCTGAACATCTCTGACGGTACCGGCGGACAGTTCGTCCCGCCGATCTACCTTCAGGAGGAGTGGATTGGCCTCCCGCGCGCGCACCGCCCCACCGCGGACGCGATCGGCGCCCAGCCCCTCCCGGCCGGTACCGACACGATCAACATTCCGAAGGTCGCCACGGGTACCACCGTCGCGGTCCAGACGGATGGCGGTTCCGTGTCCTCTACCGACCTGACGGACACCATCGTCACGGCGGCGGTGCAGACGGTCGCGGGTCAGCAGGACGTGTCCATGCAGCTTGTGGACTTTTCCAACCCTGGCATCGAGCGGGTCATTTGGGACGACATCACCCGCGCCTACGACACGAAGATTGACTCTCTCGTGCTCAACGGCGCTGTGACGAACGCCAAGGGCCTGCTTCAGGTTTCGGGCACGAACTCGCGGGCCTTCACCTCGGGTTCGCCCACGGTGCCGCTGTTTTACCCGAAGCTCGCCGGGGCCATTGCGGACATTCACACCAACGTGTTCCGCACCCCGAACCTCGTCATCATGCATCCGCTTCGGTGGGCGTGGATCCTCGCGTCCCTCGATTCGCAGAACCGTCCGCTTGTGGTGCCCTCGGGTCAGCCCGGGTTCAACGCGGCGGGCCTCGCGGACCGTGTGGCGTCTGAGGCGCTTGTCGGTTCGATGCAGGCGCTCCCGGTGATTGCCGATGCGTCCGTTCCGACCACGAACGGCGCCGGCACGAACGAGGACGTTGTGACGGTCCTCCGTACCGACGAGGTGAAGTTCTGGGAGGGCGAGAGCCCCCGAGTCCGGATGCTCACTGAGGTGCTTTCGGGCACCCTTCAGGTGCGTTTCCAGCTGTACAACTACTACGCCTTTATGGCGGGTCGGCTTCCGAAGGCTGTGACGGTCATTTCCGGCACGGGCCTCGCGGCGCCGAGCTTCTAGCAGTTGGCGGCGCAATGGGCAGTTCGCGGGGGTTCGATTCCCCCGGCGCCGCATTTCGTTGACCCCGGAGGGAGTAAGGGTGACCACACACACATTTGGCGGCGGTATCGACCAGACAGCGGTGATCGGCCACGCACCCGAAGGGCGCGAATGGCGTCCGTGGGACCCGACGTACACGCCGAGCATTCATCACACCGCGCGCGTTGAGGCGTACGTCACTGTTGATGGCGGGCTCGAGGTCAGCACCTACGTGGGTCCGCGGACGTGGCTTATGAAGCACGCGCACGTTGGGCACGACGCGGTGATCGGGGCCGACTGTGAGGTTTCCCCGGGCGCCGTGATCTGCGGCTTTGCGCGGCTCGGCGACGGCGTGAAGGTCGGCGTGAACGCCTCCATCCTCCCGCGGATCGTGGTCGGTGCGGGGGCGCGGATCGGCGCTGGGTCCGTGGTCACGAAGAACGTGCCGGCGGGGGAGACGTGGGCAGGTAACCCCGCACGGCGCCTGCACACCGCCACCCTGCCCGACTGTCGCGTCAACGGGCAGATGCCCGACTACGACGCATGATCTGCGGCCTACTGAGTTGGTATCAGGAAAAGCCCGGGTGGCTCGCGGCAACCGTCGCGTCCATGCAGCCGTTCTGTGACCACATCGTTGCCGTGGACGGGGCGTACTTCCTCTACCCCGGTGGCCGGGCACACTCCGGAACCGATCAGGCCGAAGCGATCCGCGAGACGGCGCGCTCCCTGAACATGGGATGCACCATCCACGAGCCGCAGAAGCGATGGGCCGGCAACGAAACCGAGAAGCGGTCCACCATGTTCCGGCTCGGCGAATGCGCGACGACCTCCGAGGATTGGTACTTCGTCATCGACGGCGATGAGGTGGTTACTGACACTGGGGGCGATCTGCGGGCGCGAGTTGCCGAGGCGCGGCGTGACGTAGGGGAAGTCACCTTGTGGAAGCACAGGGACCTTTACCACCCCTCTGAGCGGCCGTTCGTCACACCCCTTGTGGAGTCGCAGACGATCCGGGTCATGTTCCGCGCCATCCGCGGGCTTTCCGTGGTCGGGAACCATTACACGTACGTCACCCCGGACGGTCGTTTCCTCTGGGGCAAAGAGAACCTTGAGCCCGCCGAGGACTTCACCACGGTTCGGCTCGAGCATCGGAACGGGCAGCGCGATTTGTGGCGGGCGAAGGAATCCCGCGACTACTACGCGACGCGCGACGACCTGAACATTGAGGGGCTTGAAATGCAGACCACGGAACAGCGTGAGGCGTACATCAAGGGCCTTGTGGTTGAGCGTGAGGGCTACGTGCGGACCGGCACCCCGGAGCAGGTTGCGTGCGTGGATGCGGAGCTTGCCCGTGTGCGTGGCGAGGCTAAGGCGCCCGCCGGGCGCGCGGAGAGGCGGTCCCGATGACCTCCACATTCCCCGAGCCGCCCGACGGTTCCGTTACCGACATCAAGGTTGCGAGCGGTGCGGCCATCAACCCGGCGAAGATCGCCGGTACCGCAGTCGTTACCGCGGACGCTCGTCTGAGCGATGCGCGCACGCCGGCTGACGCGAGCGTTACGGACGCGAAGATCGCGACCACGCTTTCCCCGGCGAAGATCACGGGCACGGCTGTGGTGACGGCCGATTCGCGCCTCTCGGATGCTCGGACGCCAACCGCTCATAAGTCGTCTCACGCGACTGGCGGTAGCGACGTTCTTTCGCCGGCCGACATTGGCGCCATCGCGACGACGGCGAAGGGTGCGGCCAATGGCGTGGCGCCACTGAATGGGTTGTCGCTCGTGCCGATCGCGAACCTCGCGTCGGGCACGCCGGATGGCACGAAGTTCGTCCGGGACGACGGGACCCTTGCAGCGCCCCCTTCGGGGGGAAGTGTGGCTGCGAGTTCGGTCACGGTCACCCCCGTGGGGACGATCGCGGCGACCGACGCACAGGCCGCGCTGGCTGAGGTAGCTTCGGAGGCCGCGCAGAAGTCGGCGAACCTCTCGGATCTCGCGAACGCCGGTACGGCGCGAACGAACCTGGGGCTCGGATCGGCGGCGACGCAGCCATCCTCGGCGTTTGAGGCGGCGGGCGGCATCGCGACCGAGGCCGCCGCCCGCACGCTCGCGGACACGACGATCACCGCAAACACGCAGACGGGCAGCTACACGCTCGTCCTTGGCGACGCGGGCAAGACGATCGAGATGAACTCCGCCTCGGCGACCGTGGTGACGATCCCGCCGAACTCGTCGGTCGCGTTCCCCGTCGGCACCGTGATCGAAATCTGCCGCATCGGCGCCGGGTCGGTCACGATCACGGACGGCTCCGGGGTCACGATCCCGAACCGCCTGGAGGCCGCGGGGACGACCTCTCGGACGATCGCGAACCAGTGGTCCTCGGCCGCGCTGCGCAAGCGCGCCACGGACGTGTGGGTGCTCGTCGGGGACATCGCCTGATGACGTCGATGATGACCGTCAGGCGCGGCGCCATGGCGAAGCCGACCGCGTTCAGCCCGTCCTCAATCGCCGGACTAGGCCTGTGGGTGGATGCCTCGCAGATCACCGGCCTCGCCGATGGTGACCCCGTAGCGACGTGGTCTGACCTTTCGGGGAACGGCCGCAACTTCGCGCAAGCGACTTCGGCTCAGCGACCGACGTACAAGGTCAGCATCCTCAACGGGAAGCCCGTCGTTCGGTTCGACGGGGTTGACGATCGTCTCGACGCTGCCTACGTAGTGGCGCAGGGCCTTTCGGTCTTCAGCGTGCTCGTGCCGCGGACCAACACCGGCACGCCCGCTTACTACGACGACGTCTCGACCTCCGGGTCCCCATGCACCATCTACCGCGGGGCAGGGGCAGGCAACTACACCCTGAACGCCGGGACGGACCTGAACTCTGGCACCGCAGTAGCCACCGGAACTCCGGTCGTCACGGGAGGCATCTACAGCGCCGCCTCGTCGGTCGTGACGATCAATGGGACTTCGGCCTCGGGTGCGGCAGGATCGAGCGGCTACACGGTCGGGCCGCGCCTCGGGTGCAACCGCCTGTCGGGCAACTTTGCGCAGGTCGACTTCGCCGAGTATCTGATCTACAACAGCGCCCTGTCGTCTACCAACCGACGGCTGGTAGAGGCGTATCTCGGTGCTAAGTACGGGATCACGGTGGTCTGATGGCCGGCTACACGCAGCGCGCGATCATCGTCGCGCGCCCCGCAGTCGCGAACGCGATGAACCAGGCCGCCGCCGACGTGGACGTACTCGGGGGAGCGCAGACCTTCACCGTCCCGCTCCGGGCCTCGGGAGACGCCACGAACACCATCGTCGGCTATTGGTGCTCCTGGGCGCTCACGGCTGCGATGGTCACCGCCCTTCGTACCCGCCTTCAGGCGCGAGGCGCCACCGCCGCCGAGACGACCCCGATCCTGCTCGGGCAGACCCCCACTCCCGGGAACCGCGTGTACTTCTTCGACGGCCGCGAAGGCGTCGGCTGGGCGCCCGCAGACGTGCTCACAGCACTGGGCGCGGACACGCTCAGTCCCGCGGCTTGAACTTCCCAGTCGTGGCGACCAACGCCCCGTCGGCAGCGGTGATCGACATCTCGTTCCCCGTCTTGGCGTTGAGCGTTGCCGCGACCTGGTGAACCTTCTCGCCCGGGAACGGTCCGCGCCGATCGCCTGTCACCTGATCGGTCACGAAGTACATCGTGTCTGAGTCGAACATCGGCGAAGCGTATATCGACCGGCAACGTCGCCGGTCTGATCGCACCCCCAGGTTGCGTGAGAAGCATTACAACGATTGTCGCCGGGAGGTGACCGCATGAGCATCACCGCAACCCCCGGCGCCACGTTTGAGGCGACCGTAAACAACGCCGCAACCGGACTCGTCGGCACGATCACCGTCCGAATCGAAGACGGACAAAACAACATCGTCACCGCCGCGACAACCGCCGGCATCGTAGAAACCGCAACCGGGGTCTACACCGCGACCCTGGCCGCGCCCGTCCCCGTCGGACAATACGTCGTCGTATGGAGCCGCGGAAGCGGGGCCGAAGTCGGGGAAGACCTCACCGTCTCCACAACCGGCACGGCGCCCACCGGGGGCGACCTATGCACGCTCGCCGACGTGCGAAGGCTACTCCAAAAGAAGACCGTCGACACGTCCCAAGACGCCCTGATCGGGACGCTCATCACCGCCGCGTCCGTGGCGATCATGGGCAAGCTCGAACGCGAGTTCGCGCCCGCCACGACCGGCGTCACCCGCACCTTTGAATGGCGCTGGGAAGGCGAGTTCCTGTCGCTCGCCCCATACGACCTCCGGGTAGCAACCGCGGTCGTCGTGGACACCGATCAGGCGTCGCCCATCACGCTCTCAAACGACGAGTGGCGCTACTGGCCTCAGCCGGCGCGAGACGGAACCTACATGGCACTTCGTCTGCGCCCGTTCTCCGCGGCGCTCGGACGCAATATGTGGGGCAACCGGCAAGTGCAGATCACCGGTAACTGGGGATTCGCAACCGTCCACCCTGACGTGAACATGGCGTGCGCCATCACCGTCGTCCACTGGCTCACCGTCAACGCCGCCGCCTTCCGACGGCCCGACGACAACCCCGACGGGTACGCACCGCCTAAGCGCGGCATCCCGCCCGAAGCGTGGGACCTGCTCGGCCGGTTCAAGCGAGCAGGCGTCGCCTAATGGCCGCATCGTCCGCGCCGGCCGCGAAGGCAAGCCTCATCACGATCCTCACCGCCGCATCCGGCATGGCAGGGGTGCAGATCGAATACTCACACCCCGGCGCGAGCATCCAACAGGAATCCGTTTTCTTCGGACGCACCTTCCTAGACGAAGTAGCCGGCGCCCTCGGGCAACAGCGTCGAAACGAGTCCTACGCCCTAGAGCTAGTCGTCAGTGTCGCCCAAGATGGCGACAACGCACAGGTGTGCGAAGAACGATGCTGGGCGCTCGTCGCCGTAGTCGAGAACGCGCTACGACCGCCGACCGGCGCAACCGGTGCCGTGTCCGCCAACCTCGCGGGCGCCGTAAACCTCTGGGCGGTACTGGAATCCGTCGAGATGACCCCCACCATTGAGGGTGGTCAAAGAATCGCTGAAGCGGTCTGCATGATCCGCTGTCAGCACCGTAAGTAAAAGCCTGGGCGGTGCTCTCGATAGGTAGGGACTGGCGCATCGGCCGGTGCCGCCGAAAGTGGCAATGAGACACCACGGATGCGCAGAGGTGGGGGCGTGTCCACGACTTACCCCGAAGGGACGAGAGTCCCTGCACTCACTAACCCCGAAGGGGAGCACATGCAGATTCGTTACACCGGACCACACGATGTGGTTGAGGTGCCCGACGCCGACCTCATCGCGATCCGCGGCGAATCGGTGCAGGTCCCGGACCACGTTGCGGTTCGACTGCTTGACCAGGACACCTGGACGAAGGTCCCCGACCCCAAGACCCCGGCCAAGCCGAAGGGAGACAGTAACTCATGAGTATTGCAGGCGGTCTTTCCGCACAGTTCGGCATGGCCGACGAAACGACGTACGGCACCATTACGACGCCGACCCGGTTCCTTGAGTTCACCGATGAATCGCTGAAGCTTGACATTCAGCGCATCGAGTCCAAGGGTCTTCGCCCGAACCGTCGCGTTCTCTCCGTTGACGATTGGGTCGCCGGCCGACAGACGGCCGATGGTGACGTGAACTTTGAGGTGGCGAACAAGGGGTTCGGCCTCGTGTTCAAGCACATGATGGGCACTATCGCCACCTCGCAGCCCAACGCCGGGTCGTTCCCCACGGTATATGAGCACAAGGCGACCGTTGGGCAGCTTGACGGTAAGTCGTTCACTTGTCAGGTTGGCCGCACGGGTGTCGATGGCACCACGCGCGCCTTCACGTATGCCGGGTCCAAGGTTGACACTTGGGAGCTTGGCCTTGACGTGAACGGCCTCCTCATGCTCAAGCTGTCGCTTGACGCGCAGTCCGAGGCGACCGGCACGGCGCTTGCGTCCGCGTCCTACGCCGCGTCGAGCGTCCCGCTCGCGTATGTCGGTGGCGCCATCACGGTCGGCGGCACGGCGACCGACGTTCAGAAGTTCTCGCTCAGCGGGAATAACAACCTGAACAAGGATCGTGTCCTTATCCGGGCGACCACCCCGACGCTGAAGAAGGAACAGCTTGAGGGTGCGGACCTTCGCGAGTACGCCGGCACGATGGACGCCGAGTTCACTGACCTGACCGCGTACAACCGGTTTGTGAACGGCACGATTGGCGCGTTCACGGCGTTCTTCACCGGGTCGAACATCGCGAGCACCTACAACTATGCGGTTGAGGTGACGTGCGCGGCGGTGCGTTTCGACGGTGAGACGCCGAACGTCGGCGGCCCGGGGATCATCACGCAGACGCTCCCGTTCAAGGTGCTGGATTCGTCGGCGACGGACGGCCCCGTGTCGATTGTGTACCGCACGACTGATACGACTCCCTGATTTCCGGTGCCTCGCACGTTCGATGGTGATTCAGTACGGATCACGGGGCTACGCGAGACACAACGGGCATTGCGCCGCGCTGAGGGTGAAGTTGGCCCTCAGCTAAAGCGCGAAATCGGCGTTGCGGTCGAATACGTCCGTGCGCTCGCGAAGCGCAACGCCCCGCACCGCTCGGGCGCACTTGAGCGCAGCGTGCGTAAGAGCGTCACGCAAAAGGGCGGGTCTGTGTACTCAAACCTCCCGTACGCCTACGTGTTGGACAGTGGCGGCCGGGTGGGACGAAATCACGCGACGTTGCTTCGTCGCGGCGATATGAGCCACTACATGACCCGCGCCGCTCACGACGGCCGTCCGTATGTGAGTCACCGGGTTGAGGGAATGCTCAACCGGCTTGGCCGTGACTTTGACCTATAACGAGGGGAACCCCCGTATGTTTTTTGCATGTACTGCCGCCGGTAAGCGCTATGAGCTTACGAAGCTCACCCTTGGTCAGGCTCGCACGCTGAAGCGTGAGTTCGACCTTGCGGACATCGAGGATCTGAACCCCACTGACCCTGACCAGCTTGTCGGGCTCATTTACCTCGCCCTGATTCAGGCCGGCTCGTCGCCTGAGGCGGCGCTTGCGGAGGCTGAGGGCATCGACATCGTGACGCTTGAGGAGTCGGCGGCCGAGGTTGAGCCGGACCCTACGTCCGCCGTCGCGGCACCCGTCGTGGCCGTCGCGGCTGGCAACTCGGAGACGACCCCGCCGACCTCTGGCATCCCCGGCTAGCACGGGTCTACGGCATTCGGCCGTGGGAGATGGGTCGGCTTACGGCCGATGATTTTCAGAAGTTGCAAGAAGAAATGAGCGCCGAGGACGCGGCGTCTAAGAGGAGGTGACGTATGGCCCGCAAGATCGAGGTTCAGATCGTGGGCGATGCGTCGTCCCTCTCGCGCGCGTTTCGGCAGGGGGAGGCGTCGGCTAACCGTTTCGGTAAGGCGCTGAAGTTCACGGGCGCCACGGTCGGTATCACCGGGGTCGCGGCAGCTATCACGAAGGCCGCGAGCGCGACCGTTGGCTTTGACCGGTCGATGCGGAACGTCAACTCCATCGCGGGGCTGAACGAAAAGAAGTTCAAGCAGTTGAGCAAGGCTGTGCTTGGGCTCGCGGGGAAGACGGCGCAGGCTCCGGACACGCTCGCGAAGGGCCTCTATGACCTCGTGTCGTCGGGGTTCAATGCGCATCAGTCGATGCTCATTCTTGCGTCGTCGGCGAAGGCTGCCACGGCGGGGTTGACCACCACTGAAATCAGCACGAAGGCTGTTGCGTCGGTCTTGAACGCCTACCACCTTCCGGCGCAGCAGGCGGCGAAGGTGTCGGACACGCTTTTCCAGACGGTCAACCGGGGCGTCATTTCGTTTGAGCAGTTGTCTACGACGCTCGGCGATGTTCTGCCGTTCGCGTCGTCGCTCGGCGTGAGCTTGCAGCAGGTTGGTGCGGCCGTCTCCACGATGACTAAGGAGGGCATCGGGCCGGAAGAAACGATGACGCGCATCAAGAACGTCATGGTTGCGATGCTGAAGCCGGGGAAGGATCTTTCCGCGGCGATCAAGGCGACTGGCGCGGAGTCTGGCGAAGCCCTCGTGAAGCAGAAGGGCTACCAGGGCGCCCTAGAGGCGGTCCTGAAGACCACGGATGGCACGAAGTCTTCTGTGGCTAAGTTGTTCCCGAATATCCGCGCGCTTGGCGGTGTGCTCGCGCTGACGGGGAAGAACGCTCGCACCGCGCACGGGGACCTCAACGCTTTCAAGACGGTCACGGGCGCGACGGACAAGGCGCTGAAGGAACAGCAGAAGTCCATCTCCTATGGGTGGCAGCACATCAAGGCGCAGATCAGCGCGGCGTCCATCGAGGTCGGTTCGATCCTCGTGCCGGCGTTCTCCAAGGGCCTCGGCGCGATCAGTGGCTTTATCAGCGACACGGCCGGGAAGTTCAAGGATCTGAAGTCCAAGGGGATGGGGACGCTTCCGGCCCTGGGGCAGATGATCGTTGACGGCTTCACGTCGATCGACTGGAAAACGGTCGGCGACAAGATCGGGTCGGGCCTTTCAGGCGCCCTCGATTTCTCTAAGAGCCTGACGCCCGCGATGGAGAAGGGCATCAACGCGGCGGTGTCGCACATCGACGGCCGCAAGGCGTTGTCGGGGATCCTCCGGGTGCTGTCGCAGGCGCTTTCGGCGGTGTTGTCGCCGTCGTTTTGGATCAAGAACTTTGCGGCGATTTTCAACGTCGTCACGTTCGTCATCCCGCTCGGAAAGATTTTCAAGATCCCGGGATTCGCGACGCTGTCGCGGTTCATCTCGGAGCCGATCTTCCGCGCGGTCAAGTTCGCCGGCAAGGGTGCCATTGATCTGCTCAGCACCTCCGGGCGCGCGGCGGTCGACGGCTTCCTTGGGGAGATGAGCAAGCTTGCGCCCGGGGCGGCTCGTGCGGGCGGCTCTATGGTCCGCAAGTTCGTGTCGGCAGTCGGGAGCCTCCCGGGGCACGCACGCGAGATGGCTGGGCGTGTGGTCACTGCTATCTCTGGCACGATCGCCAACGGGGCCGGCGCGGTCGGCTCGGCGGTCGGCAAGGTTGTGGCGGCGATCCTTCGTCCGCTCGGTTCGGCCGCGGGGAAGGTGCTTGCGCCGGTCGCGAAGATCGGTGGCGCGATCGTGGACGGGCTCCGTCAGTACGTCGGAGCCGCGTACCGCATCGGTATCGACCTCGTGACGGGCCTCGCGCACGGCATCGGTGCGGCGGCAGGTAAGGCGCTCGACGCCATCAAGGGTGTCGCAAACAGCGTCATCGACCACGCCAAGGGCATCCTCCATATCAACTCGCCGTCGAAGGTGTTTCACGCCATCGGCTACGGCATCGGCGAGGGGTTGCGGGACGGCATCATGGCGTCCGCGGGGATCGTGCGCAGCGGTCTGACGGCGGGGCTCCTGTACCCGATCGACGGGGCGATTGCGGAGCTTCAGAAGCGGCGTGACGCCCTTCAGGCGACGTTTGACAAGCTCGACAAGCAGCGCGAGCGGCAGGGCCTCGTGGCGGCCGTGAAGGCGGCACGCAAGGGCGGCGGTAGTTCCTCGTCCTCCGGGAGCGGTGGCGGCTACGCCTACAGCAGTGGCAGCGGCAAGGCTTCCGGGCTTTCCGGTGGCAGCATCGTGGACGCGCTCTCGCGGTTCGGCCGGGCGAACGGTCTGTCGGTCACGAGCACCACGGGCGGGAAGCATGTCGCCGGCTCGTACCACTACAAGGGCGACGCGGTTGACCTCGCGGGAACCCCCGCGCAGATGATGGCGTTCGCGAAAAAGGCGATGGCCGAGTTCGGGCCGAAGCTCGTGGAACTGTTCTACGACCCGCTTGGGAAGTACGTGAAGAACGGGCGGACGGTCGCGGGTGCGATCGGCGGGCACAGTGACCACGTACACATCGCGGCCACGAACCTTGCGGCGCTGAAGTCTGGCGGGCGCTCGGGCGGTGGCGGTGGCGCTACGAAGCTGACCGGGAAACTTTCGGCTCAGCAGATCCGCGGGGTTGCCTACGCGGCCGGCTTCCGCGGCAAGGCTCTCGATTTGGCGGTTGCAATCGCGCTGGCGGAGTCCGGCGGGAACACCGGGGCGACGAACCACAACACGAACGGCACCGTTGACCGCGGGCTGTTTCAGATCAACAGCGTTCACGGCGGCATGTCGACCTACGGGACCGCGGCCAACGCTAAGGCCGCGTACTCGCTCTACAAGAAGCGCGGAGGGTTCGCGGACTGGGCGACGTTCAACAGTGGCGCTTACCGCAAGTTCCTCGGCAACACGGGCTCCGGGCACGGGGCGAACGTCGGAAGCGCGTCCGGGAAGGTCAAGGGCGGCGACGGTGCGAGCATCGCGGATGCGATCAAGGCGCTGAAGGCGTTTGACCTTGAGGCGACGCGCTCGGCGAAGCTGTCGAAGATCGACGTGAAGATTGCCGGCCTTGAAAAGCTCAAGGCGTTCAAGGATGCGATCACCGACGTTCGGGCGCAGATCACCGACAAGCTCAACACCGCAGTTCAGGCGTTCGGCGAGAAGTGGGATGCGACGATCGGGAAGGCCATTGACGACGCCAACTCGGCGGCGCTCGACGGCTTCGATCAGCAGACCGAGGCGATGGTTCTCACGGGGACCGCGGCGCAGAAGCTCGCGCTCATGCGAGCCGAGGACACGCAGAAGCAGCGTGACGACGAGGACGCGGCGAACAAGAAGGCGATGGACGATGCGGTTGCCGCGCACGATCAGACTGCGATCCTTGCGGCGCAGGCTGCCATTGACGCGACGAAGCGCGCCCGGGACGAGGTCACGCTTGAGGAAACGCAGGCAGCCGAGGAACTGAACATTCGGGCGCAGCGCGCGGCCGACCGGAAGGCGCTTGAGGACAAGCAGGCGGCCGACCGGCAGACGGCGCGTGACACTGACGTTGCGGCGTTCGCGATGGCCGAAAAGCAAAAGCTCGACTGGCTCGTGATGTCGCTCGCCGCACAGCAGGACACGTATGCGCAGTTCGCGCAGGCGGTGAACGCGATCCTTGCACCGTTGGGCCTCGGCTTTGAGGGGTCTTCGGATCAGGAGGCGACCATCAACGCCGGCCCGGGAGTCTCTAGCCCGTGGACTGCGTGGGGTGGTCACCCGATGCACCGCGCGGTTGGCGGGCCTGTTCGCGCGGGCTTCCCGTATGTGGTGGGGGAGCGGGGCCGCGAGGTCTTCACCCCGGACCAGAACGGGCGGATCGCGCCCACCGGGATGGCGATGGCGGGCGGTGGCGGAAACGTGTTCATCGAGAACGCCACGATCGGTTCCACGCAGCATGCGGAAATCCTGGCGACACGCCTTGAACGCAAGTTGAGGTATGGCTAATGCTGTCGAGCGTCACCTTGGACGATGGGGCGGGAAGCCCTGTTACCCTGCACGAGACGACGAAGCGGGCGCTCACGAAGGTCACGGGCCTCATCGGCATCTCGACCGTTCGTGACGCCTCGCGGGTGCGCCCGAGTTCGCACGGCTCTATCAATGAGAGCCGGTACACGGATGGGCAGATCGTCTCTATCGAGGGTGAGGTGTTCAGCACCGTTTCGGTGGCGGACGCCATCTCGGAGTTGCGTCTCATCAATAAGGCGCTTATCGAAACGCTCGACGTTGGGCCGGCGCTTCTGAAGTGGACGGAGGGCGTGTCCGGGAAACAGCTTCAGCGGCTCGTGAAGCTTGCCTCTATGGATGAGCCGGTGTTGCAGGAGGGTGCGGCGGTTCTGAACTACGCTTGCACCCTCCTCGCCGAGGACCCGCGGTCTTACGCTCAGGCGCTCACGACTGTGGTTGGTGGCACGGCGACGGTGACGCCCGCGGACACGAAGGATATGACGGTAACCAATAACGGTAACCGTCGCGCCGCGGTGAAGATCCGGGTTTATGGCACCGCGAAAGTGGTGTCTATCGCGCTTGTGGGGACGACGGGGATCATCACGACGGACGCGAGTTTCCGAAGCTACAGCACTCCCGATTACATCGAGTTCGATTCGTGGGCTCGCACGGCAACTCACAGCGCCCTAGGTGATTACCCGCAGGCGATCGACCCGGCTAACACCGTGTGGTTCGATATTCCGCCGGGCTCGTGGACGGTGCGCGTGGTTTACAACACCGTGTCCGGCGCGTACGGTGGAACTCCGCACGCTGAGGCGTACGTGCGGGACGCTTACGCATGACGGCTTCGTGGGCGTTCGCGCTTATGGATGCGTCGGGCAACATGGTGGCCGACTTCACCCGGGCGTCGGGTAAGCGCATCGCGTACAAGCGCAACTGGTACGCCGAGGCACAGTTGACGTTGAGCCATGAGGAACCGGCAGCCGCCGCGTTCCTGAACGTGTGGTCCGCGGGCGGGGCGGGCGCGACACAGCTTCGCGCCTACCGCAACGGTACCTTGCGCTTCGTCGGTTGGTCGGCGCCGTTCGATGAGCAGTCGTCGGACTCAAGCGTCATGAACCTCGTGTTTCGCTCGCCGTTCTGGCGGTTGATCGGAGACGGGAGCCAGACGGGCCGGGTGACGACGGCGCCTGTCACGTACACGGCGACGGACGCCGGCACGATTGCGGTTGCTCTCGTGGCCCTGGCGAACGCCCAGGGCTCGACGGGTCTGTCTACGTCGGGCGGCACACTGAACACGTCGGTGAATCGCACCATCACGTATCCGTCTGACACCAACATTGGTCAGGCGATCGTGAACCTGTCGAACGTTCAGAGCGGCTTTGACTTCCGCGAGCGGTGGTCCGCGACGGTGCCGGGCGCGATCCTCGATATCAAGTACCCGCTTTTCGGGACGGTTCAGACCGGTAAGACGTTTGAGTATGGGCAGACGACGCGGAACACGGTTTCGCAGTTCTCTCGGTCGAACGAGAATCCCATCAACGCCGTGCGGGTTGTCGGCGCGAATGGCCTTATCGGGACGGCCTCGGACTCGTCGTCGCAGACGAGTTACGGTTACTTTCCGCTGTCGGTCCAGATGTCGAACATTTCGGATCAGACGACGTTGAACGAGCGCGCGGCGGCGCTCCTTCGGGTGGCACCGATCAAGACGGTGCGCTTTGTGCCTGAGGGTCTGAACGCGCCCAAGCCCTTCGATGACTATGACCTTGGTGACACTGTCCGGGTGTACGCCCGCCGGTCCGCGTTGCTTGAGGATTTGGCGGTGCGCATCAACGGCTTCACAGTTGTGGTGGATGAGAACGGCAATGAAACGTCGTCCATCGAGGACCCGTTGAGCCCCGACGATCAGTCGCGGCTTTACGCGAGCCTGTCAACGGAGGTGGTCTAGTGGGGCAATACTTCGACTCGCCTCAGCCGGGGGACAGGACGCTCGATTTGGCAAGCCGTCTCGCAGCGGTGGAGCGGCAGGTGAACGGCATCAAGCGAGGGCATGTGTCGGGCACGTTCGCGGGCACCCAAACGTGGGTCATCACGAGCACCGTCACTCACGGCATGGGGGCCACGCCCCGGGTGCTCTGCTCACTGTCTGAATACTTCGAACTGGCTTCACTGATTGCGACGGTTCAGCCGTATTCGGTCGGGTCAACCACGTTCGCGTTCCTCGTCACAGTGAGCGGGCCGAACCCAACGGCCGGCACGGTGGTAAACGTCAACTATGAGGCGTGGATCGAATGAGCGATCAGTCTGATTCCGGTTCCAAGGATCGCGCCACCGTTGCGCTCGTCTACCACGCCGTAGACGGGCTAAAGGAACTCACCAAAGCTGGCTTCACCGACGTACAGAGGCAGCTAGACAACCTCGCGACCCTCCCGACCGCGGTCGCGGCGCTTCACGAACGGATCACGTTGCTTGAAGTGCGGGTGACGCAGGTTGAGGGATACAAGGATTCCGTCGACAAGCTCCGCGAAGGCGCCGCAGAACTCGCGGAGGGTATCCGGCTCCGCGAAGAACGCGAACAGGTCACGGCCGCGACACTGGCGAAGGCACAGAAGGATTCCCAGGACGCCTGGAACGCTCGCGCTGTTTCGGGTGACCGGGTGTTCGGGCGGTGGGACCGGATCATCGGCGGCTGTTTGGCGCTCGCGGCCCTGCTCCGCACTTTCGGCGTGGTGTAACAACCTCTCATCTAAGGAGGCGCCGAGAATGGCGTTCCGAGTTATTCAGGGGAGCCCGTGCAATGCGCAGGCGGCTCCCTATTTCGCCGTGCTCGTGAAGGACTCGGGCGCGACGGTGAACAGTATCGACCGCAGTCGAGAGGCCGCGTCGATTCTGCATGCGCACGGGAAGCACACGCAGGCTGAGGTGTTCGCTACCTCCCCGCCCGGTGTCGCTAACCCTCCCGGCCGCTCGACGCATGAGCGGCGCTCCGATGGGGTCGCCTACCCGGGGCCTGTCGGCCGGCGCCTTCAGTGGTGGCAGCAGGGCATTGACGTAAACGACTCTGACGTTCACCTGATGATGGTTGCCGCGCACGCGCGGGGCTGGCATCTCGTCCAGCCCTACAAGGCCGGGGTCGAGTTCCACCACCTGAACTTTGCGCGCAAGCCGCGCCCGAAAGGACCCCGAACCATGGCGAAGCTCATCCGTATCCGCGCGACCCTTCCGCGTCGATGATTACCCCTCGTGACATGGTGCTTGCCCGCCGCGCGAAGCGGTACGGCATGCAGAACAGTCTTCGGATCGTGCTTGAGGCACGCCGCGCGGATATCCCCTTGAGCCTCGCCTTCGCGATGGTCGAGCAGGAGTCCGGGAACGGGGCGAACATTTGGGGCGGTGATCCGCGTCCGAACGGTGCCACGACCGGACTGAACAACGCCCGGGTTACGAAGGCGCGTTACCTGCTCTACCGACAGTCCCGCGGCTCGCACGGACAGGGCGGCATGCAGGGCGTCGGTCCGATGCAGCTTACGTGGTGGGAGTTCCAGGACTTGGCCGACCGTCTCGGCGGCTGCCATATTCCGAAGTACAACCTTCGCGTTGGGTTCAGTCACCTGAAGGTGCTCATTGCCGCTAACGGCCGGCGCGCTGGCGTGAAGGCGTACAACGGCGCGGGTCCCGACGCGGACAACTACACCGCCCATGTAAACGATGTGCTTGCCCGCAAGTGGCACGCGCGACTGCGGGGGTAGCGGCATGCCTAAGAAGCTTCAGCCGTTCGCTAAGGCCATCGCGCCCTTCGCCCTGTCGCTCGTCGCGGCGGGCCTTCAGTGGGCTTCCACGGGCACGTACGACGGCGCTGAACTTGAGACGAACGTGACGGGGATTCTCACCGCGCTCGCGGTGTACTTCGTTCCCAACCGGAAGGCGTAGCCCGTGTCCTTTGACCGCGAACAGGTCGCGGCAGCACTTCGGGAAGGGGGCTCGATTGCCGCTGCGGCTCGGGCTCTCGACTGCGAGCGACGGCGCCTGTCGGAGTACGTCAACGCGGACCCCGAACTGAAGGCTTTGAGGTGGTCACCCGTCCACCAGGACACGTCCACGGCGACAGTGAAGGGCGACGACGCTGAGATTGTCGTGGAGGGCTCCCGCCTCGGCGACCATGAGCGGCTACTCACCGACAAGGGCCTTGACCCCGATGAGTGGTACGTCGTCATGGTCAAGGCGTGGCAGACCTACCACGGGGCGGACAGGCTCACGGTCGTGTTCCGGCGACGGGTCGCTATGGCGATCATCACGCCGGCTCGGCATGTGCCCAAGCTTGTGCGGCCGGTCCCGGTCGAGCGGCCCGCGGGGAAGCCCGAACTGATCGTCGTGGAGGGTGACCACCAAGCCCCGTACTACGACCCGGACCTTGACGCTTGCACGACCGCTTTTGTGGCGGACATGCAGCCGGTGGAGCATGTGTTCCTTGGGGATACGGCGGACTTCCCGACGATTTCGCGGCACGCGGACCATCCGGCGGCTACGGCCACGGTTCAGGAGTGTTTGGACTCGGCGTACGGGATCCTTCGTAGGCGCGCTGAGGCTGCGCCGAACGCGATCCGGACGAAGCTGAAGGGCAACCACGATTGGCGCGTTGAGGGGGAGCTTCTGTCCCGCTCCGAGCGTCTGAGCGGCATCCGCCCGGCGGGCGAGGAGGTTGCGGCGCTGAGTCTGCGGCGTCTGCTTCAGCTTGACGCGCTCGGCATCGAACTCGTGGAGGACAAGCGGGGGTGGGAGCACGCGGAGGTTGAGCTAGTCCCCGGCGGCAACGGGCTCGTGGTTCGCCATGGTTTCGTGACGGGCGCGGGCACGGCCGGGAAGACGCTGAGCAAGCTTGGCCGGTCGGTGATCGTCGGCCACGGGCATCAGAAGGAGTCGACGTATCGCCTGACGTATCCGAAGCGGCGTCTTCAGCAGGCGTTTGTGGCGGGGACGATGAGCCGGAACGATGAGGTGTTCCCGCACTTCGCGATCAACCCGAACTGGCATCAGGGCTTCGTCACGGTGGAGCGCTGGCCGGACGGGTCGTTTCTTATCGAGCATGCGGTGTTCCATCAGGGGACGCTCTATTGGAGGGATCGCAGATGGCGCGCGTAATCGGGGCCGGTCAGGCTCTTTCAAGGCTTCTACGACGGGCGCGGTTCTTCTACTGCCGTGCGCGTCCGGTAACGGCATGAAGGTGATTCCGAAGGCGGTGTACCTAGCGGGGCCGATGAGCGGCCTTCCGGAGCACAACTTCCCCGAGTTCAAGCGGGCGGCGATCACGCTACGACAGCGCGGGTATGAGGTCGTGTCCCCGGTGGAGATGGACGAGGACGACGGTTTTGATTCGGTGAGCGCCCCGGGCGTCGTCGCCGGCTCGGACGTGTGGTCCCGGTTCCTTGCGCGTGACGTGAAGATCGTTGCGGACGAGCGCATCGACGCGGTGGTTGTGCTCCCCGGGTGGGAGTTCTCGCGCGGCGCTCAGCTAGAGGTGCATGTGGCGCGGGAGCTTGGCAAGCCGGTGCTTCTGTACCCGACGCTTGAGCCTGCTCTCCCAGACCGTCACCCGGCATCGGATCGGTTCCATTCGATCCTTCGGGAGCTTGGTGACCTCCATAACCGGAAGCAGCGCGATTACGGGCGGGACGATGATCCGTTCGCGAACGTGCGGGCGGCGAACGAGTGGGGTGTTCCGGAGTGGGTTGGCGCGATGGTCCGGGCTACGGACAAGGTGCGCCGGCTTCAGACGTTCGCGAGTCGCGGGACGTTGGCGAACGAGGGCGTGATTGATGCGTTCCGGGACCTGGCGGTGTATGCGGTGATCGCGGAGGTTCTGTTTGAGGAGTCCGAGGCTAACGCTTCGGCTTGAGCGTTGGCCCCCGATTCGTCGGGGGCTTTCGTTCGTTCTACGACACGTCTGGTTCGGCTGCGAGCTTGGCTAGGGCTTGCGCTAGTGCGGCGTCGTCGGGAATGTCTACGCCGCTGGCGCGTAGGGCTGCGAGCCAGCCGACTCGGAAGGCTACGGCTTGCCGAATGAAGTCGGAGGGGTTAGTCCCTTGGCGTTCTGCTTCGGCGCGCACGGCCGCGTGTAGCGAATCGTCAAGCCTGACGGTCGTGGCCCTCACGCCCGGAAACCCTACCTCGCGGCGCGGTTCGTCGCTCATAGCGTTGCATTGTATGCGCATGCGGATACACTTGGCATGTCGAAACTAGTTCATCTTGGACTCGTTCTTGTTCTAGTGCCGTGGGTTGCCAGGCTGAGGGGTACTCGGCGGGGCAGCGAAATAGCAGGGACGCGGGGTCAGCGCGACCACGGGAGTGCGCGTGTTAGGCGTACGCGAGAGAGGCTGTATGAGGAATGCAGATCACCCCCGCCGATCATGATGCGATCGGCTTTGTCCAGGCAGCATTAGACCGGGGGCTGCGCTTGGATGGCGTGTCCCCGGCTATCGCCCGTATGTGGCGTGAGTTGAGCGCCGACCTGTCCGAGATGGTTGCGGACTCGGACGATGGCTCCGCAGTCGTGTCAGTCGCCGCGTAGCCGTCGGCGAAGCGTTATTCCCTTCGGGTCGGCGCGCCAGAGTTCTAGTGCGTCGGCCCAAAGGGCTAGCGGTGACTCGTCCAGGGCGGCCCCTACGTCGCCCACGAAGTCATCCCATCCGCCGTTGGGGGATTTGATTCGGCCGGCGAGGACGCGGCTAAGGGTCGCTTCGCTGCGCGTGAACTCGGGGTGCCGTGAGAGGTCGGCGGGCGTGATGCCTGCGACTCGCATTCGGTCTTCGATCACGGCCACTAGGAAGCGTTCCATGAGCGATTGGGTTTCGGGTTGCGGCATGTCCGTGGCCTGAACACTAGCGTTCGGACGACTTTCGTCCAACCTGCTCTCTTGCATATTCTGCAAGTACCCCGTATCGTCTTGCACGAAACGCAAGGCGACGACGGAGGTTGGTATGTCGGTCGAGAGCGATGAGGTTGAGGGGGTTTGCGCCATTGCAAGCCTTTGTGACGAGTTCGCGGGCAAACTTACCGCGATTCTGCACGACAGTGTAAGCGGTGTGACGCATGACGCAGAGTCGTTCGTCGCGTTCTTTCGGCGGACGGCCACTGAGGACATGATGCTTCTTGCGTCGGACCTCATCGAGTGTCTGATCGCGCCGAACCGGGAGGCGGGCGCGTGACCACCCATACGGCGACGGTGCGCGCGGCTTTGCTCGTGAAGGCGATTTGCGAGTCAACTGAGGCGGCGCGGAAGGCTAAGAAGGGCGCGCGGGGCATGGCGGCACAGATGCTCAAGCGCGGATACGAGCGGCACGACGACGGCTGGCGCCTGAAGGACGGGCGTCGGGCGGTCGGTTTCGTGCCCCATGACAACACGGAAGGCATCGCATGAGCACCGAACTGGCCCGAGTGGCCGTTGAGGACCCGATCGCGGTCGGGCGCACGCTTCACGCATCGGGACTGTTCCCAGACGTGAAGAAGTACGAACAGGCCGTGGTGAAGGTGCTCGCCGGCCGCGAGTTCGGCGTGGGTCCGGTGGCGTCCATGACTGGTATTCATGTCATTGACGGGAAGCCGTCGCTTGGGGCGAACCTCCTAGCCGGGCTCGTGAAGTCGTCGGGCCGCTACGACTATGAGGTCAAGGCCCGCACGGACGAGGGTTGCACGCTTGAGTTCTTCAAGGTGGCCCGGGTCCCGGCGTCGGACAAGTACCCGTCCGGCGAAGTCATGCGCTCGATGGGCACCATTTCGTTCGACAAGAAGGACGCGACGCGGGCGGGCCTGCTCGGCAAAGGCAACTGGCGCAAGTACCCGCGGGATATGTACTTCGCGCGTGCCCTGACGGCGGGCGTGCGGACGTTCTGCCCGGACCTTCTGAACGGCGCCCCGGCGTACACGCCTGAGGAACTGTCGGCGCCTGACGTGATCGTGGACGCAAGCCTTGAGGTGGACCGGGAGTACGCCGCGGAGGCGCCCGCGGAGGTTAAGCCGCCGAAGGCCAAGACGAAGCCGAAGGCGACGGTGAGCGGCCCCGTCGAGCCCGAGCCCGAAGTCATCTCCGATGCAGTGGTGGTTACTGACCCCGTGCCGGCGGACGCCCCGCAGGTTCCGGATGGTGGCCCGTCGATTGACGTGATCCGTGACGCGTTCAAGGTGTCGGGTTGGTCGGCGGACAAGATGCGTTGGACTCTGGTTGAGCTTGGGGTGGAGGACGCGACGGACGTGAAGGCGGCGATTGCGGCCCTGTCCCTGGATCAGGGCGTGGCGTTGCTTGAGCGGCTGACGGCGGGTGCGTCGTGAACGCGGTTGAGGGCGGTCCGATCATGCCCGACGCGGCGGTAGAGCCCGCCCCCGTCGCAAAGCGCGATCCGAACCGGGTTGAGCGCCGCAAAGCGCGCACCACGGGCGCGTCCCCTCGTCGTAACCGGACGGCCAACGTCATGCGGGACCTGATGACGGGCGAGATGACGCCCGAGCTTGGGGAGCCGCCCGTCGATTACTACACGCGCTTGGTGCGCGAGGTGGCGGCTCGGGATCACGCGCGCCGGAAGGCGAAGCGGTCGGCCGTGAAGCGCGCACGGAAGGCGAACCGATGAGGTCCCTTTTCGGTGCGCTGAACACGGTCGTGGGCGCCGCGGTGCATGTGGCTTCCGGCATGTGGCTTTGCCGTACGTGCGGGAAGGTCATCGAGCCGAACACGAGCGGCGCACAGTGTGGCGTGTGCAAGCGGAAGGGACGCCGATGAGCGGCTTTACGGTCATCGACCTCTCCGACCGGTCCGGGCATTGGACGGCGGTCCTGAACGTGGACGGCATCGACTATCGCGCGTCGCGTGAGCATGGCTCGTGGCAGACGGAGCGCGGGGGCGTGCGGCGCGATGTGCTTCCGCGTGCGGCTGCGGCCCTTCAGGACCGGGTGCGCCATATAGAGCGTAAGCGCGCGAAGGAGAACGACGAGGCGTACCGCGGCCTCGGCGGCGAGAACGTCGGCCCGGGTGACGCAACGTGAGCGCGCACACGCTTGAGATGAGCCCGGACCACAAGTACCGATGCACATGCGGGTCCGCAGAGTGCGCCGGAAAAGTCTTCAAGTCCGTCACAACCATCCTCGGCAAAGCCGTCCCGAAAGACCTCTCGTGGTGGGGCATGCAGATCGGGGCGGCCGGCGCCCATGTCCTCACCACGCGGGGCTATGACTTCACGAAGCTGAAGCCCACCGATGTGGTGGCGGCGCTTCAGACGGAGAAGCTGACCGTCCGGGATCAGTTGACCGCGGGCGGTATTCGCGGCACGGCCGTCCATGAGGCGCTAGAGGCGTACGCCACGAAGGGGACCATTCCCCTGGCCGCGACCTTCCCCGAGCAGGACCGCGGCTATGTCCGCGGGCTCGCCAAGTTCTTTACCACCTATGAGCCCGAGTTCGTGGCGACGGAGGTCCGGGTGCTGTCTCTCGCGCACGAGTTCGCGGGGACGTATGACTTCCTGGCGTTCGTGAAGGCGCGTCTTGTGTCGATCAAGCGCCCGCGTGCCCGTAAGGAGCGTCTATTCCTTGTGCCGGACGCGGATGCGCGTCTGTTGATCCGCGGGGATCTGAAGACCTCCAAGTGGGTGTATCCGGCGAGCCACTTTGCGCAGCTTGAGGCGTATGAGGGCGCGGACGTGGAGATGGGCGGGAAGCCGTCTGATGTGCGCGCGGTGCTGCATGTGACTCGTGCGGGCGGGATGGAGCTTGTGCCGGCGACGGCGGTTGATGGGGAGGGCAATGTCCGGTTGGCGTGCTTCGCGGATTTCCTCGCGTTGAAGGCGTCGGCGGATGCAATCTCGGCGATGGAGTCTTCGTATGCCCGACCGCGATAGTTACCCGGCGCAGGTTCGACGGTCGCTTGAAGCGTCTAGGGCCACGGGGGACGTTGGATGGTTCGGCGCTTGGGCTATCGCCTCCGAGATTCCGTGTCCGGATGAGTGGTTGCCCCTTCGTGCGTTCATGGCGGATCATTTCCGCGCGGCGTATGACCGAGATGACTCGGTTCGGGGTCGACTGACGATTTCGGCTCCGGATGCGCATGCGATGTTGGCGCGGCCGGCTTCTTCACGTCGGACGGTTCAGCGGTGCGCGTCGGGGGATGGGTGCGACCGGTTGGCGACTCGTGGTCGGTTTGGCCCGTTGTGGTGTGAGCATCACGGGGTTGAGCTTGAGCGGTTGCGTTTGGCGCATGGCGAGGGGCAGGAGACGGGGAGGGCTGCCGCGTGATCCGGTGCGAGGGGCAGGGTTGCCCGTCTGCGGCCATTTCCAGCCCCACTGAGGCCACGGGCTGTCAGATCCGACCGTTCCCCGCGGCTCGCCCGACTCTTGCGTCAGACGCAAGATTTGTGAGGCAGCTTCAGCAGAGGATCGCGGAGCTTGAGCGGGAGTTGGATCACAAGGCGAACGTCATTTCGACGCTCGCGGATCGGGCCTACGTGTTGAGGGGTTGGTACGCATGACCGCAACTCCATCTAGTGACGAAACTGGGGCTGGGATTCCTGACCCCCAGGCCATCCTTGACGCCGCCGCGAAGAAGGCTGAGGCGTGGGATACGACCCCGCCCGGCCCCATCTTCGGACTCCGCGGCTGGCACGTCATGCGCGGCGAGGGCGACGGGACGACCGTCTACTTCGGGCGGCACCGCGGCGCGGTCTACGTGGCGCTGCACCTCCGGGGGTTTAGCGGCTGGACGTCCCATCCGAGGTGGATGCCGGACGGCTGGGAGTTCTTCAACCCGACCATCTGCTACGGGCGCCTGTTCACCGAGTGGCGAGGGGGCTCGCGTTCCATAACCGTCCTGATTCCCTACGCCCTGGTTCGCCGTTGGCGCTGGCTGTCACCTGCCTACCGCCGTGCGATGCGCGACCTGCCCACGGAGGAGCGATGAGCCTCCACCCGCCATCGTGCACAACGGCTGCCGCGAGAGAATGTGCGGCATGAACAACATCGACCCTTCCAGCATCTCGCAGCGCGCCGTGGACGCGGCGCTTAGGGCGCAGCCCGTCTGCGAGCCGTGGGAAGCGCGGGAGATCATCGCCGCCGCCCTTGCCGTCCTCATGGACGACAAGCCCGTCGTTATCTGGGACGGCGACCTGCCCCGCACCGTCCTCCCCCGCGACGTGCTCGACCTCGTCCTAGCCCGAGAAAGGAAACCGGATGACACCGACTAGCGGAGCCACACCTTCGGGCAGGTCCCTGCTCCGCAAGCTCGCGGCGCTCGTCGGGGTCCTGCTCGACACCGCCAGCGTCGCCATGTTCATCGCAGCCATCTGGGTCAACTCCAGCGCGGTCAGCGACAAGCTCACGGCGACGGCCGTGATCGCGCTGCTGTTGGGCGCTGGCGCTGTCCTCTACTACGAGTACGGAGGCCCCGATGCCTGACCCATTCGCAGCCCCACAACCGGGCAGCACGACCACAAGCATCGGAGACGCGTAGGGCATGGCAAGCGGGTGGAGATACGGGCGGGTCAGCCTCACATTCTGGAACGACCTCAAAGTGCGCGCATGGAGCGAAGACGCCCGAGCCCTCGCCCTCTACCTCATGACCGGGCCACACTCCACCGGGGAAGGGTTCTTCCACCTCGCGCTAGAAACCGCCGCAGGGGACCTCTCCTGGCCGATGAGCCGACTACGCCCCGCGCTCGCCGAACTCATCGCCGACGACTTCGCCGACGTAGACGAAGCCCCCCGGGTCGTGTTCATCGTGCGAGCCCTCAAGTACGCGAACACCATCAAGGGAGCGCCGGCCATCAAGGGCGCTCTAAACGTGCTCGCGAAGGTCAACGGATCGCCTCGCCTGTTCGGTCGATTCCTTGAGGCCGCGGACCGGTATCAGCCCCTTCTAGCGGCTGAGATTCGGGCGCTTTACAGCATCCCCGAGGGTCCCTACCAAGGTGCCCCGAGGGTATAGAGAGCGATTAGCTCTCCCACACCACACCACACCAGCACCACACGGAAGGGAACATATATGTCGAGTTCGCTTCCGCTTTTGCGGCTGATCGCGGGCCGGGAGCCTGGGGGATACGTGGAGCTTCGTTGGCAGGGCGCGGAGTCGATGCGGCAGGCGTGGTGGCCGACCTCGCAACTTGACCGGGTGGAGCGCTTCGCGGTCGAGCAGGGGGTAACCACCAACATCTATGTGGGCGCCGCGGTGAGGGCGAACCGTGGGGGTGGCGCGGACCATGTGGCGCGGGCGTGGGCGTTGTGGGCGGACTGCGATACCCCGGAGGCGACGGAGCGGCTAGCGGCCTTCCCGGTTCCGCCGACGCTCACGGTTGCGAGCGGGACCCCCGGCCACACTCATGCTTGGTGGTCACTCGCCCATCCGATCCCGGCGAGTTTGATTGCTCGGGCGAACCGACGATTGGCGTTTGCGATCGGGGCGGATCTGAAAGCGACGGACCCCGCGCGGATCTTGCGGCTACCGGGGACGCTGAACCACAAGCACGACCCGCCGACCCCGGTGACCCTGTCGGGTGGCACGGGCGAGATTGTGCGCCTGTCGGATCTTGTGGCGGATCTCCCCGGCCCTCCGGAGAAGCGCGCGGCCCCGGCTTCCGCACCTCGGACGGACGTGGGGCCTGATCGCCTGCTCGGGATTTCGGCTCGGACGTATATCCCGGCGCTGACGGGTCGTGAGGTGAACTCGCGGGGCAAGGTCAAGTGCCCGTTCCACGGGGGCGGGAACGAGCGCACGCCGTCCCTGATGGCGTATGCGGACCCTGAGCGCGGTTGGTATTGCTTCGGCTGCGACTCCTCCGGGTCCGTCTACAACTTCGCGGGCCTGCTCTGGGGCCTCGATACGCGCGGCCCCGAGTTTTTGGAGCTACGCGCCCGACTCATGGAAGAACTGAGGTAGCGATGGAAGTACGCGAGTGGGACGGCGAAGCGTGGGTGCTGTTCGCCGACGCAGACATTGAGATTCAGCGCGTCCAGGCCGACGAGCGTCGCCGCGCGGACGCCATCGAGGTCGACCTACAGAACGCCGAGGTCGTGATCCGGAACCTACGCCGGCAGATCACGCGCCTTGAGAACGACGCCGAGCGCGAGGTCGCCAAGAAGCGCGACGGCAAACTCATCGAGGACATTGCGGCCTACTGGCGCGAGACGTGCGGGCACCCGAAGGCGAAGGTGTCGATGGACGGCAAGCGCGCGGATGCGATCTGGGCGCGGCTCACGCAGAAGCCCAAGGCGTTCAGCGTGGACGAACTCAAGCGGGCGGTGTACGGGTGCTCCCTGTTCCCCTACGTGGGGCAGGGCGGCCGGGTGCGGGCCGGTACGCCGAAGCAGCGGTTCGATGACCTTGAGTTGATCTGTCGGGATGAGAAGTCCGTGGAGCGGTTCATTGAGCTTGCCGACATGGAGGACGCGAAGCATGACGACGCCTAAGCCGTGTGAGTGCGGGTGTGGGCTTCCCGCGCCGATCGCTAGCAGAACGCGCCGATCGCGCGGCGCCGTGAAGGGTGAGCCGCTGCGGTACGTCTACGGGCATTGGCCGGTGCCCGATCCCGGTCGCCGTTCTGATCTGGTTGAGAACGCGCCGCTACGTGAGGCGTTTCTAGAACTGAGGGAAACCGAGGGCTTGACGGCGGCGCAGGTTGGCCGGCGGCTTGGGAGTTCTCCCGATGGGGTGACGCGTTCGCTTGGACTTCGGCCGCAACGGCAGGGAGGTCCGGGGGCGCCGTACCGGATCGCGCTTCGTACGCCCCTGGCGCACGCCTTGAAGTTGTGCGAGGCGATGGGGCTTGATCCTGTAGACGTGGGGCTTTGACCGGCGCCGCTTGGCGCCATCCCCACGACCGATCAATCAACGCTGCACGAGAGGCTGTTGCCAAGCTCCTACGTAGCCGCCACGGCGGGCATTGGGAGTGGCGCGACGGTGACCGTGACTCGCCCCGCAAGCGGCGTCCTGCCGCGCGCAACCGAAAGCCCGTCGAGCACCAGCCCCGCGACGAGGGCTAGGGCTTCGGGGTCGTCGCTCGCGAGCAGTTCGCTCGGGGACATGGACAGTTCGCCCGCCGTCTCCCGCGCGAGGGACTGCACGAGGGCGCGGGCTTCCTCTACGGCGGTGGCGTGAGCCTCAAGCGTGGAGTTGTAGAGCCCGAGGCGTCGGAGGGTCGCGGCGCCTTGCGTGTCGGCGACGAACTCGGCTAGCTCGGACTCACGGGCCTCGAGCGCGGAGAGTGCGGCGTCTAGGTCCCCGGTGTCTTCGGAGCGGACCCATTCGCCGGTGCCGAGGGCGTCGGCGAGGATGGTCCGGACGTGTTCCTCAAGGAGCGTGGCGGTGACGTTCGTCGGTTCGGCGCATCGTTCGCCTTTCCATGACTTGAGGGATGCGCGGCAACGGTACGTGCGCTGGCCCTTGCCGCCCGAGGCGCCCACGAGGTTTTCCCCACACTGGGCGCACGTCGCGATACCGGACAGCGGGAAGTCTCGCGACGGCTTACGCCTCCGGGCCTCGTGCGCCTGCGCCGCCTCCCATCCCGCCCGCCCGACGATCGCGAGCGAGTCGAAGTGCTGCGCCTCCATCCCCTCGTAGACGAGGTCCCCGAGGTAGATGCGTTGGCCGACGAGCCGGCGGACGGTGGAGGTCGTCCAGGTTCGCGCCTGCCCCGCGCGCTTCCCGTCGCCGTCGTGACGGATGACGAGCCCGGTGAGGAAGTCGGCCGCCCCTCCGAGGTCATCCCGCGCCGCGTACTCGTAGACCGTTCGGACGATGGCCGCCTCGTCCTCGTGGACGTAGAGCGCCCCGCCGTCGTCGCGTCGGTAGCCAAACGGGGTGGGGCCGACCTTCGCCCCGCGTGCGTGCGCCCTCTCCTTAGCGGTGACCCACCCGGCCTTGATCTGGTCAAGGAAGTACGTCGACATGGCAAGCATGATCGTGTAGACGAATCGGCCCATTGGCCCGCTTGTGTCGATGTCCTCCACCACGAAGGCAAGGCGCGCGTCGGCGGCGCTCAAGCGCTCGAGGTCGCGGAGCCCGCTTTCCGTGTGGCGCGAAAAACGGTCGATCTTCCACGAGACGATCCCGCCCGTGTCCCCGTCAAGGCAGCGGGCGACGGCTCGCGTGAGTCCGGGGCGGTCGTGGTTCCCGCCGGTCCGGTCCTCGTCGGTGTGCCATTCGGCGATGGTGACGCCCTTGTACTCGGCCCACCTCTCGATGGCTTCGCGTTGGACGTGGGGTGAGATGTAGCTCTCACCCTCGCGACCCATGACGCGGGACACGCGTATGTAGCCGTCCATCGTAAGCTCAGTGGTGGCCGCGTTCATAGCTTCCGAGGGTAATGTGTTCATCACGACAAATCAACTCAGAAACATCCCTAGACCACATAGGGCCTAGCGCCTAGACCCCATCCGCGGAACCCCCATGTCACGCCGCGGTTCGGTCGTGACGCTGTGAGTAGAAGCACGTCGTGCCGCCATCGGCGTACTGCGCTCCGACACGCGTGACGAGCGCTCCGCAGTCGCGCCACGTGCTCGACCCCGTGACGACGCACGGCACGCCGCACGGATCAGTGATCGCCTCTCCGATGTAGTGCGGCGCGGGGGCGTGCGGCGACGGGCCGGCGTGGGGGATGGGCTGGACGATAGGAGTAGTCATAGCCGCGACGCTACTCCTGTCTTGCACATTATGCAAGAGTCCTCTATCGTCATATTCCACATACCTCGCCGGACTCCGCACGCGGACCGGCTCATCAAAGGACGGCAGCATGAGCATCAACACGGTGACGATCGTCGGCAACCTCACGCGGGACCCCGACCTCCGCACAACCGGAAGCGGCATGAGCGTCTGTGCGCTCCGCATCGCCGTCAACAGCCGACAGAAGGACGCCAACGGCGAATGGGGCGAGCGCCCCAACTACTTCGACGTGACCGTTTTCGGCACGCAGGGGGAGAACGCCTCTACCCATCTCGCGAAGGGCCGTCAGGTCGGCGTTACCGGCCGCCTCGAGTGGCGCGAGTGGGAGGACAAGGAGGGCGGCAAGCGTCAGGCGGTGAGCATTGTCGCGACGGAGGTTCAGTTCCTTGGGTCGAAGGCGGACGCCCCGGCCCGCGAGCCCGAGCCCGCCCCGGTGACGGAGGACACGCCGGCTGAGGATCTGTTCTGATGCCGTGGCAGGCTTGGATCCTTGTCGTTCTGTTCGCGCTCAACGCCCTTGTGGTGGTCGGGCGTATCGGCGAGCCACGGAAGGCGCTGACGCGTGAGGATGCGGTTGCCGTAGTCATCGCGAACTCGCTCTTTATCTGGGCGATCGTGAGCCTGACGTGAGGGCGCAGCGCGTCGCCGACGCTGACACGTACCTCGATGCCCGGACCGGCTGCTACGAATGGCGCCGCGTCCGGTACCTCGCCACGCTCGACGCCCTCCGGTCGTGCGGCCTGAACGACGGCCACACCATCATGGACGTTGGCGCCGGGTGGACGGAGCTTGACCACACTCTCCGGGTCGATGGCGATTGGCGAGGGCGATACGTCCCGGTGGATGCGGGCCACGACGGGGCTGACATCGATGCCCGCTTTTGGCAGCCGCCCCGCCCGGCTGACTTCGTGGTGGCGCTCGAGCTAATCGAGCACATGCGGTACCCCGCCCACCTGATGTCGAAGCTGAAGGCGTACGCGAAGCGGGCGGTGATCGTGTCGACGCCGAACCCTGCGACGACGGACGTGCTCGGGATGGACGCGACGCACCGGAGCATCATCACGACGGACTGTCTGGGCCGGTGGGGCTTCGACGTTCAGGAGCAGTCGTTCTACGGGCAGCCGGCGGACTCCCTGTTCGGCGTGTGGCGTCGTGGATAGGCGCTCAGCGTGTGACGTGGCGGATGACCGCCCGGTGCTCTCGATTACCGGGTCGGTGTCCCTGCGCGATGACACGATCTACGTCAACGGCATGTACCTCGCGGCGCTGCTAGACGCATTCGCCCCGGTCAAGGATTCGACCACTGGCGGTTGGCGGTTTCGCATCACCGTCGAAGACCTCGGCCCGGCCCGTGGGTAAGGCGAGTCGGAACAAAGGAGCCGCGGGCGAGCGCGAGCTAGCCAACCTCCTCAAAGCCCGCGGGCACGACGCCCGCCGTGAAGGACAGATGCAAGCCGGGTGGGGCGGCACGAAAGGTGACGCCGACGTGTCCGGCCTCCCGCCCTTTCACATCGAATCCAAGCGGCAGGAACGCGTGGCAATCGAAGCGTGGTGCCTCCAAGCCGCGGCGGACGCAGCACACACCGGGAAGCCCTGGGTCGTCGCATGGCGCCAATCCCGCAAGCGTTGGAAGGTCGCCCTCGACCTCGACGCCTTCCTAGACCTCTACGAACGCGCATACGGAGCCGTACTCAATGCTGAACCTGATCCGGCGTGACCCCGAACTCCGCTTCGCCCTCGCGTGGGCGACCGTCTGGGGGTCCGTCTTCCTCTACATGCTCGTCCACGGACTGTGAGCAGGACGCTAGTCGTCGCAGCCCTCTGGCTCGACCTCGATAAGCCCGGCGCCGGAAGCGCAGTCATCGACGCGCTAAAGGGCCTCAAAGCCGAAGGGACCACGGCCGGCGTCACCACGTTCGCCGCGCCCTACGTCACCCCGGCGCTACAGCACCGGTTGAACTCACTCGGACTGAAGGACGTTGCATGCCCGGACTGAGAATCATCCACGACGCCGACGCGGAGACAGTCAAGATCCCGCGGTGCAACCTGCTCGACGCAAAGAGCGACCCGCACCCGATCCTTGACCACCTCATGGCAGCGGCCGTCACCGGGCTCTACCTCTGCGCGGACGGGGGAAGCATGGCCCTGAAGGAGCGCGTGTCAGGTGGTCACTCGGGCTCCCGGGCCCCGTCGGGTGGGGAGGATTACCACAACCTCATGGCGGACTACTTCCGCTGTGCGACGCATCGGCATCGCCTCGCCGTCATCCGAGAGGCGCAGGAGACGCTACGCGGCATCAGGCACTCAATGAGCGTCGACCGGTCGCTAGTCCCCAAGTCCCCGGAATGGAAGGCGGCGATTCGCAATGACCCGCGGCCGGTTCGCGTGCTTGCTGACGTGTACGGCGTTGGCAAGTCGACTGTGGCTCGTATCAAGGCCGAAAACGTCCTCGTCGCCGCGTGACCGTGCGCGTGTCCCAAGACTTGCAGATCGTGCAAGTGTCCCATATAACTCAAGGTGCGAGATGAGCCCAACGGAGTCGGTTGCAGCCTTCCGAAGCGAGTACGGCAAGCTCTGCCAAATGGCAGCCGAAGCGCTCGCGAAGGGTGTCCCGTTGGACACTGTCCGCCGAGGCGCTGCGGGCCACACGGTCCCCGCTTTCGGTCACGCCCTCCACGTAGGGCGACTCCGCACACAGCGGCAGAAGGCTAACGCTGCGATGGATGCGGCGAAGGCAACGGGTGCGTCCATCACTCTCGTGATTCTCGCCGGCCTTGAGGTGAAGGCTGCGGTTGAGGGTGAGTGGATGCGGAAGCTCCCCATGCGGAGCGAAGCCGTCTAAACGTGTCGGTGCTAGGAGCGGCGGCTACCTAGCTGAAAGGGACTGCCGTGGCTCGTGGACACGCTTCGTGCGTGCCTACTCGTAAGCCGCGTCCCCCGACCGGCGATGGGCTAGAGGCATTTGGACGAGTGCCCACCATCGAGCCGCCCGGGCGTTCCCCTGCGCCCGGGCGGCATCAACTTCTAGCGAGGTGAGCAATGGCCGCACCACTAAAGCGCTGTCTCGGCTGTGGCGCCATGACTCCTCGTTCGCGCTGTCGCAACTGCGAGCGCACGCAGGACCAAGCGTACGACCACACGCACCGTCAGATCCGCCGTGCGGCCCTCGAGCGGGACGGCTACCGGTGCGGGTGTGTCGGCTGTGCGGTTTGCCTCGGCAGCCCTTGTGGGCGCCGGGCTACGACCGCGGATCACGTTGTGCCGCTGGCTCGTGGCGGCACTAAGGAACTCGCCAACTATCAGGCGATGTGCCAGCCCTGCAACAGCAGTAAGCGCGACCGCTGAGGCGCGCTGTCCCTCGTCCAAAGGATCTGCCATGAACCCCGTTGCGCTCACCCTCATCATCTTCTGTGCCCTCGTCGGCGCCATCTGCGGAGCCCCGCTCATCGGTGCGACCGTCGGCGTCGGCTTCGTCCTGTTCGCGTCCCTCACCTAGCCATGGTCGAACTGACGCGTGACCACATGAAGATCGTCAACAACGTCATGGCGCGTTGCTTCCCTAGCTTCGCCGGACGCGAAATGTGGGAGGACGTGCGAGGCGCCGGCCTACTCGGGCTGACGAAGGCCGCACACGACTTCGACCCTGCCCGTGGTGGCGCCTTCGGCTCCTACGCTTGGTGGCGTATCAAGGGCGAGATTCGCGACTACCTCCGGTCGGAGGATCACCTCACCCGA